TGATCTTACCACCTATGTGGAGCAAGCCTTTATGAATCTACATTCTATCCAGCAAAACATTACCATACCGATACAAGTCATGGATCACACGGTGTATCTCTATATCGAACAGGTAGAACCAGCGCCCATTTCCCGAATCGTACACGGAGAAGTAACCGTGGAATTTATCAACATGTTTGAAGCGGATGAAAACCCAATAGAAAATATCATGGATGAGTGTAATGAGATGGATCATGTAATAGAGGACGCGGTAGAGGACGCAGTAGAGGACGCAGTAGAGGACACAGTAGAAAATAAAGTAGAAGAACTGACACATGAAGCCAGACGCCAACAAGTACGCGATTCATGGTTAAAGCGATTCTCATAGATCAAAATATCGTAATGCAGCAATGGATCCTGCAATTAATCCACCACCAAATAGCGCACGCATAGTAACCTTGTCTTTTGTAAAAAGAATCGTCCACGCATATCCAAATGCAACACCAATAAAGGACATCAGTGAAAAGACAATCGTTGGAATGTGCGAAATGCTATAAAATCGAGCAATGTATCCCGTAAATCCCAGAAGCGCATTAAAACCAATGAGCTTTATCCAGTTCGTAGAAGAATGATCCACTATAGTAGGATGAGATACACCATAGGCAAGAAGACCTATTAATCCAAATAAATAAATGTGATTTACTGTATAAAATGGAGAATGGGAGGCATCCTTATTCGAGCGAACAAAAATAAATAACATGGTTTCGGTAAATGCGGATAGTAAACCCATTATCACACCAAAATTATATTTTTTTTCTTCAGCAGTATTGAGATCTTTTGATTCATAGGAAGTAGCAATTAAATAGGTTCCATAAAATGCCGTCGCGATTAAGATAAGAGATACAATTGAAAGGGATTCGCCAAATAGTAACGAGCCAAATAGTAAATTAAAAATGGGATACAGATAAAATAAGGCAATCGATGTTCCAATCGGCAAATTCTTAAATGACAAATAACTCACAAAAATGTGTCCCATGTTCATGATATTGTGAAGCAGACTAACGGATGCCTCGTAGGGATTACCCCAAATAGATGTAAAATCATAGGAAGATCCTAATATGAGTGCCAAGATAGAAAAGACGCCAAATCGTGCCAGAATCTGTGTAAATAAATTGGATGATACTCCTTTAATTAATAGAGGATAGAGTGATAATACAAGTTCACTATAAACAACCGATGTAATTGGATCGATTTTCATTCTACTTATCCCCTATATTTTCTCATTTCAGGTAACATTTCCTCATGAAATCGTTGATCAAAATACTCAATGGATCGTCCAAAATTGGCTTTCGGATGAAATGCAATGATGCGCTTCTCTTTAATCATCTTCACTGCATCTCTTCCTCGCATGTGTAAATGCGCAATAAGCATAAATGCGACGGAGGCTGCCGAACGCTGCATACCTGCCATACAGTGAACCAAAATGTGTCGCCCCTGTTTATATTCGGCCATGATTTTAAATGCAATTTCACTGGACCAAAGCTCCATATTTCGTATTTCTTCTTCTTCCAAATTATCATCCACAGGAATGCGATATTTGATGGGAATCATCGGAGAGAAGGGCAAATTCTTCGTACAATTGAAAACGACTTGAATGCCCTTCTCAGCAATAAATTGTTCACTCATCGAGGCACGGGCATTTCCCAGCCATAAATTTGGCAAAATTTCATTTGCCATTTCATCAAATGGCGACGGCATACTTCTTTTCTATGTCTTTATATTTTCTCCTTATATTCACACGGTGCTAATACAATAGTTTTTCTTTCTCTACCGTACATCGGAACTGAAGTTGAGTACCCTCATCTGAACTAAATTCACGTGGAGCCATTAACGACCAATTTAGCCCCTTATCCAGTAATCCCAATTCACAGAATAGATAGGATACCAGTGCAGAACACCAAAAGGTTTTCTTGGTTTGATATTTTGCATTGGGTGGGAATGGGCATGCAATATTATATCGAGCACAGAGCCAATCATAGGGATTCATATCATAGGGCTTATCATGGACCTCCTTATGAACTTCTGCCAGGGTTTGATAAAATGCCTCCGTTCGTTCACACTTCACATGGCGCACATAGATCGAACCCTTCGAACACTCTTTTAGGATATCCTCCAAATAATGTAGCTGAACTCCGACTTTGTACTGTTTGTCCTCCACATCAGGAGTATTATTCCACGAGGACTCCAATAGATAGATACCATCTTCTAATTCAGGATTCAAAAAACGCGGATTCTTGACAATCATTCCTACATGACTGTATTTGCTCACTCCAAAGTATTCTACGATTTTCGAGATCCAGCTCGTTCCTCGAAACAAAATGAGATCGCCCGTTTGCAGATCCACTTCGTCTCGCAGTTTCATCTACTCTATGATCTGTACCTTTTCACAGCATCGATACAAATCGTTAAAATACTTCTTTAACTGATCTGCAGGTGTATCGGGAAGGGAATAACATTTCATTCGGGAATAATTCACTGAATCCAGAAATTGACACAGTTCATCCGTTTTTCCCGTTCCATCCAATACCAGAAAATCGACTCTCGGATTCTTATACTCTTCCTGAATAAGAGTAATGTTCTTGAGAAATGCTGCACAGCCCAAAATACAGTACTGCATGTCATAATCGTACTGAATACGCTCATTACAATACTTATGCTCATACTCGCCTCTCGTCCATAACTTGCTGGCATGATCGATATATTTCTCATCCTCATATGCGTCCTTCTCTTTCATTTTATCATGTACTTGATACATATTATAGAATTGTGGAACAATGAATTGCGGACCCAGACGATTGATCTCGCGATTACGAATGAGGCTAAAATTATTATTGTTTTCGTTCATGTACTGGACATAGGCTAACTTAGGAATTTTCACCATCTTGGTCTGAAGCGCTGTTCGCATAATTACCTCCTGATCATCACAAATGGGGAGAAACTCAGAGTAATTTCCAATCTGCAGCAAAGTCTCCCTTCTCCAAATTCGCGGATGATTCGGTAAACACACAATATGACTCAGTGTGATATTGTTGATATTCGGCGTCATATAGACATCTACCCATTTATTTCTGTATTTCTGGCGATAATATCCGCCATACCCCTTACAGATGAAATCACCATACCAAAAATTCTTCCCATTTTCATATTCATTAATAAAATCCATATAGACGAATCCGACCTTTTTGTCTGCCTCAAATGCTCTCGACGCATCTTGAAGCGTATCAGGCAAGATCTCGTCATCATGATCCATTTCGAGTACATATTTACCACGGCAGAGACCCACTGCCTCATTTTTCACATTTCCAATGTTACCCGAATTACAACTGCGCTTATACAGACGAACCCTCTTTTCCAAACTAAACTTCTTCTTCAAAAATGAAAAATGAGCGTCATCAGGCGAATCATCCAGAATCACCCACTCCCAATCACGAAGTTTTTGTGAGCGGATACTCTCATATGCACGCACGATCTTATCGTAGGATTTATAGCATGTGGTAAAAATCGAAAAAATGGGACGCGTCTCTACACGATCGGATAGCGCATGATGAATGTAACAGGAATTGACAGCAAATACAAATTGTTCGAGTGAAGGAATCTCTTGATAATGAATCCAGCGTTTACCCATACGACTAGCAATCACTTGATACACATCCTGATGATATTCCTTCTCATCTTTACCATATGTCACAAATACATGATAGTTTGGATCATATAATTGATAGAGTTCTGTTGGATCTGTAATGATCTGTACCGAGCACTCCATCTTTTCTTTATCATCAAAGAGCGAATCAATTGCGCTATATTTATCATAACGGAAAAAGAGAACATGTGGATATTTCTCCATGAATGGCGCACCTTTATACACACTTTTTTCTGTAGGAATGATTGCAGTAGGCTTTTTCCACACTTCGTAGAAATTCGAGAGACAGACCATCTTCAGATATTTCGCCTCCTCCTCGCCTTCTTTGACATAGACGCACTGAAATCCATTTGTCTGTAGAATGGTATCCACCTCTTCTTTTTCACGAAGCGTCAAATAATCATTCTCTATGATAATCGTGTGAATATTCGTTAGAATCTCAGGAAAATCATGTAGAATCGGATGAAAAGATCCTTCACAGTCCAGAACCAGTGTATCAAACTTTAGGTTATATTTCGACTCCAATTCGGCAAATGTGGT